GATGTTGCAAGCCCAGAGCTTTAAGATGCCTACTTTACAAGAGGAAAATTATGCGGTACAACCACAACCAAATCAGGTTCAACAACCTGCTCCTCGTCCGCTAAACCCTAAACTGGAAGCGTGGCAAGAACGCAACCCGTGGTATGGGGCAGACGATGAGATGACCGCAACGGCTTTGGGCATACACGAGAAGCTTAAAAAGTCGGGCGAAGTGGTGGTTGGATCAGACGAATATTACGCGGCGTTGGACAGAACAATCCGCAAGCGGTTCCCTGAATATTTCAATATTGAGGAGCCGGAGGACAAGGCGCGGTCCGAGCCTGCTCGCACAAAGCCGAGCACAGTGGTAGCCCCAGCGGTTCGTAGCACAGCTTCTAACAAGATAAAGCTGAGAACGAGCCAAGTTGCGCTTGCAAAGAAGTTGGGACTAACCCCGGAACAATACGCCCTTGAACTCAGAAAACTGGAGGCCCAAAATGGCTGAAAACAAACTACAACGCGAATTAGCAACCCGAGCAATGAGCGAGCGCCCTAAGCAGTGGGTACCGCCTGAATTGCTTCCTGAGCCTGATAAAGAGGCTGGGTATGCTTATCGCTGGATACGTGTATCCATGCTTGGTCAAGCTGACCCCCGTAACCTTTCGTCCAAACTCCGTGAAGGTTGGGAACCGGTCCGCATTGAAGAGCAACCTAAATTTTCACTGCTAATCGATCCCGGTAGTCGATTCAAAGACAACATCGAGATTGGTGGGTTATTGCTTTGCAAGGCTCCTGAAGAATTTGTCGATCAGCGTTCTAGTTACTACCAGAACCAAACTCAAGCTCAGACGGAAGCCGTGGACAATAACTTAATGCGTCAAAGCGATCCTAGGATGCCTCTTTTCAAAGAGAGAAAATCCTCGCATAGCTTTGGTAAAGGTAACTAAATTTTTAGGAGTTTTACATGGCTTATCCTACCATCGACAAGCCTTATGGCTTGCAGCCGATCAATTTGATCGGTGGGCAGGTGTTTGCTGGTGCAACTCGTCAACTACCGATCACAACCTCTAGCGTCAACTACAACACCGCGCTGTTTAACGGCGATGTTGTCATGATTGACTCTACTGGCACGATCATTAAGGGGACGTTGGACAGCGATACTTCTGCCGTTCCCGGTGTTGTTGGCGTGTTTCTAGGCTGCCGTTACACCAATCCTACAACCAAGCAGCCGACCTACAGCCAGTACTGGCCCGGTTTTGCTTCAGGCGTAACTGATGCGTATGCGTATATCAGTGACGATCCCGATGCACTGTATAAGGTTGTTTCTGTTGGCGATACCGCTAATACGACTGGTCTTGTGGTTACCCCACTTCAGCAGACCGTTCTGGGCAATAACGTCCAGTTGGTTCTGAATACAGGTGACACCACGTTCGGTGATTCCCGTATTGGTGTTTATTGGAACTCTGGTGCCCCGACTCAAACGTACGCTATGCGTATTGTTGATCTGGTGCCGGATACGTCCTACGTTTCCAGCGGGAACATTGTGTACCCCGAAGTGATTGTCAAATTCAACTTTGGCTTCCACTCGTACTACAACGCCACCGGTGCTTAAGGAGTAAAACATGGCTATTTCACGCGCACAACTACTGAAAGAGCTACTCCCCGGCCTGAACGCGTTGTTTGGTCTGGAGTACGCTCGTTATGGTGAAGAACACAAGGAAATCTACGAAACTGAGACTTCCGAGCGTTCTTTTGAAGAAGAAACCAAGCTGTCCGGCTTCTCGGCAGCTCCGGTGAAAAACGAAGGTTCTGCAATCGCGTATGACAATGCGCAGGAAGCATGGACCGCTCGATACAACCACGAAACCATCGCTCTGGGTTTCTCGCTGACCGAAGAGGCCATCGAAGATAACCTGTATGACAGCCTGTCGGCTCGTTATACCAAGGCGCTGGCTCGTGCAATGTCGTACACCAAGCAGGTGAAGGCTGCTGCTGTTCTGAACAATGGCTTCTCGTCGTCCTATCCGGGCGGTGATGGTGTCGCACTGTTCTCGAACGCACACCCGCTGGTGTCTGGCGGCACCAACAGCAACATCCCGACTACTCCAACCGATCTCAACGAAACCTCGCTTGAGAACGCAGTGATTCAAATCGCTGCTTGGACGGACGAACGTGGTCTGCTGATTGCCGCTAAGCCGAAGAAGCTGATTGTCCCTCCGGGCCTTCAGTTCGTTGCAACCCGTCTGTTGGAAACCGAACTCCGCGTCGGTACCGCAGACAACGACATTAACGCGCTCAAGAACAATGGCTCGATCCCAGAGGGATACACCATTAACCACTTCTTGACCGACACTAATGCGTGGTTCCTGACGACTGACGTACCAAACGGCATGAAGCACTTTGTTCGTGTCCCACTTCAAAATTCAATGGATGGTGATTTTGATACCGGTAACGTAAGGTACAAGAGCCGTGAGCGTTACAGCTTTGGCTGGTCGGATCCACTGGGTATGTACGGTTCGCAAGGCTAAACCTAGCATTTATGCGGGTTTTGAGGGGGCTTCGGCCCCCTTTTCTTTTTCTCGGTGTGTTATTCGTTCGGATCAGGTACGTTACCTGTGTCAAATCACAATTCGTAAACCTACGAAAAATATTTGTAAATCCCCGTCCATTAGTATATAGTTGAGCCTCTACCAAGGAGGCCCTATGTTTTACGTTTATGTATATCGAGACCCGCGCCCAACTAAAGACAACCAACCTGTTTATGTTGGTAAAGGTACTGGCGACCGCGACATATCGCATTGGGCTAAAGGCTCGCACAATAAACCGTTCCAAGACTTTCTTTCGCATTTAAAGCAGCGTGGGCTTGTAGCAACGTGCCAACGTGTATTTGAGACGGAAGACGAGCAAGAAGCGTTCGCTAAAGAACGCGAACTTATTACGTTGTATGGGAGGAGAGACCTTGGTACAGGCCCACTATTTAACCGCACTGATGGCGGGGAAGGTGTAGCCGGTTCTGTAAAAACAGAAGAACAAAAACAAACAGATAAAAATAATTCTTTATTGAATTGGCAAAATCCCGAATACCGTGCCAAAGTTGTGGCGGCTCAACAGGCAGTACAAAGTACCCCAGAAGCAAAAGCGCTTAAATCTGTTAACAGTAAAGAAACATGGCAGAACCTAGAAGTGCGAAACAAACGTAGTGTTGGGATTAAAGAAGGGCGTAATACTAAAGAGTCAAAAGCTAAAACTAGTGCACAGGCTAAAGCGCAATGGGCAGACCCTAAATACGCAGCTATGCAGACCGCAAACAATAAAGAAATAGCTAATCGAGAAGAGGTAAAAGCAGCTAAAAAAGCCGCCGCAAAAGCACTGTGGGCAGACCCAGAATGGAGAGCAAAAATGATGGCAGCGCGGGCTAAGAAACGCCTTGACACCCCCCAAAATCAAGAGTAAAACGCCACTAGGTCTGGGATATTCCAGCCTTATCGACTGACCCAGCAGACTTAGTAGAGACGATAAGGCGATGTGCTACTACACAAAGGAATGGACATGGCACGTACTACTTTTTCGGGTCCAGTCAGATCGAACAATGGCTTTGAGTCTGGCACTTCCACTGACCCCATTTCCGTCACCACTGCTGGCAACGTATCAAGCTCCTACGCAACTGCCTCAAACACAACTGGTGATGTACGCCTAACTTATCAGCGTCTGACCTTTACTTCGACTGGTTCGGGCGAAACTGCACGTTTCTTCACTCGCGTAACTGGTGCAAATGCAGCTACAGGCGGCACAGTAAACGGCGCACATATTTCTCTCTCGGTTAACTCTGGGGGCAGTATCTCCGGTGCGGCTAACGCCCTGCGGGTAACTCTTGGTGCTGCTGCTGGTGTTTCGACTGGCGGCACTGTTGCAGCATTGCAAATTGATTCGGATATTACAAATACCTCGACACTGCCCGGAACTGCCGCGTTTATTCGCGTTACCAATTCTGGTACAGGCACTTTGGGTACGCTAATGAATATCCCTGCGGCAATGCTCCAAGATACAACCGCTACCGCTACTAAAGGAATTAAGATTGTTGATGCTGCTGGCAACGACTTCTTCATTCTTTGTGCGGCTTCTCTGTAATGCAGATAACCAAAGAGTTTTTGGAAGCTGAAATTCGTGACTTGGAGCAAGAGGCAGAAAAGGCGCAAACCTTTTTGATTCAAGCCCAAGCCACGATAACGGCGTACAAAATGCTAATCAATCGGTTAGATGCGCCTGAAGAAACGGAGAATGTAAATGGGAATGCAATATGACGTAACGTCAACGCATGTCACGACTTCTGGAGTCGCTGTAGATTATCGTGTTCGTTTAAAGGGCGCGGTAATTTCTGCAAACACAAGTGCGGCTAGTAGAAATACGGTATTTGCGAATAACGTAGGACAAACAGGAACCTACGACATCCCAACCAGTACTACTTGTACTGTGACGATTACAAATCATGGGTTGTCTAACGGGGATCGTGTCTGGTTGAACTTCACTAGCGGCACTGCTGTAGACAATGTGTATGCGGTTACCGTTACTGGTGACAATACATTTACAGTCACAACTGCATCACTAACTACCAGCGGAAACGTCACGATGTATGCAGACGTTCTAATGGAAGTCGATACCTACAACCCCACAGCGTTTAATGTAGTTATTCCCGGCGAAGGTATTTTGGCTCCTAACGGAATCTACGTAGGGATGGTATCTAACGTAACGACAACGGTGTTCTATGGCTAAGTCACCGGCATGGCAGAGGAAAGAGGGAAAGAATCCCAAAGGTGGATTGAACGCCAAGGGACGCGCCTCAGCGAAAGCGCAAGGTATGAACTTGAAACCTCCCCAGCCGGAAGGCGGCGCAAGGAAGAAGTCGTTTTGCGCCAGAATGTCAGGTATGAAAAAGAAACTGACAAGCGCCAAAACCGCGAACGATCCGAATAGTCGTATTAATAAATCACTGAGGGCATGGAAATGTTAAAAGAACACATCGAACCAGATTTGATGGACAACATCTCCATTATTGCGGGGTTGGGTGTCTTACTTTCATGGTTGCCTAGTGTGTTTTCACTCGTCAGTATTATCTGGTTCAGCATCCGTATTTGGGAATCCGATACGGTTCGTGGTTTAACTAACCGGAAAAAGCCAGATGCCAGCCAAGAGTGATAAGCAGGAACGATTCATGCGGGCTGTCGCTCACAGTCCGTCTTTCGCAAAGAAAGTTGGCGTGCCGATGAGCGTAGGACGCGAGTTCACCAAAGCCGAAGGAGGCGAGATGAAAGAGTCGATGAAGAAGGTCAAAGAAGAGGTTGCGTTCATGAAGAAGAAGGGCGCTCCTAAGTCGATGGTTAAACATGAGGAGGCTGAAATGAAAGGCATGAAATACGGCGGCAAAACCAAGAAGATGGCGTCAGGCGGTCTAGCTGCTGGTCATAAGTCGGCTGATGGCGTTGCTACTAAAGGCAAAACCAAGGGCATGCAAGTCAAGATGGCAGGTTCGACCGGCATGAAAAAAGGCGGCATGACCAAGATGCGTTACGGCGGTAAGGCTTGCTGATAGGAGGCCGAGATGCCTAAAAAAGACCCAGTTCGCGGCATGGAGCCGATGAGCGAATATACCCGCGTAAGAGGTAGCGATCTTGAACCTTCTAAGATGGATAAAGCCTTAGACGTTGCGGGAAGTGGTCTGGCGCTTGCTGGGTTAAGTAGCCTTCCTATTTATGCCGCTAAAAGAATGAGCGACGCGAAGAAGAAAACCGATGAGCAAGAAAAACGCCAAAAGTCTGGCATGGAGCTTGAGGTTGAAAATGCCAAAAAAGATCGGCGGGTAAAGGAAGAGCAGGAAGCTTACGAGAAGTACGACAAGAACCGCTTGAAAGACCAAGGTAGTTTTAAAAAGGGCGGTTCAGTAAAGTCGGCATCAGCCCGCGCCGATGGCATCGCCAAGCGTGGTAAGACTAGAGGCAAAATCATATGATGGCCTCACGCGGCATGGGTGCAATCAGCCCTTCCAAGATGCCCAAGGCGAAGGAAAAGCCTCGCCGGGATGACACCGACTTCACGCAGTACAAGAAGGGCGGCAAAGTCTCTAAGGTCAACGAGGCGGGCAACTACACCAAGCCGGGTATGAGGAAGTCGCTGTTTGAGAGCATCAAGGCGTCTGCGGTACAAGGCACCGGTGCAGGAAAATGGAGCGCGAGAAAAGCTCAGCTACTCGCAAAGCGGTACAAGGAAAAAGGCGGAGGTTATCGTGACTGATGACACCACTAGATACAAGCTGTGGGACAGGATTGAAAAGGTGTACATAGGAAGCGATTACACCGATCGAGACCGTGCCAGATCTGCCGCAGACAAAAAAGATATGGAGTACGGGTCTGGTCGATATTCGGTTGATCCAATCAACTACAAAGAAGGTGCTTGGCGCGGCAGAAACAATCAAGCAACTAATGTCAAAGGCGGTCATGCTCTTGCAGAACGGCTTGGTTTAACATCAACCTCGGAAGAAAAATTTAAGCAGTTACGTCCATCTGAAGATCCAGAGTTTCTAAAAAGATTGTCGGAAATAAAAAAGCCACAAACCAAGGGTGGTGGCGGGTCTGGCGGAGCTGGATCAGATAGGCGTGAGCTACAACTTGGTGCTGAAATGGATCCAAAATCCATGATGAAGCGGGAAGACTACAAGCGCGGCGGCAAGGTAATTGCTGCATCTAGGCGTGGAGATGGCATAGCGCAACGTGGGAAAACACGAGGCAAGATAAGATGAAAGCCCCGCAACAAAGCCTGAAGAATTGGACGGAGCAGAAATGGCGAACCAAATCTGGCAAGCCATCGTCCAAGACGGGCGAGCGGTACCTGCCGGAGAAGGCGATCAAAGCGTTAAGCCCAGCCGAGTACGCAGCAACAACGAGGGCAAAGCGGGCAGGTAAGGCGAAAGGCAAACAGTTTGTTAAACAGCCCAAGGGCATAGCACAAAAGACTGCGAGATTTAGATAATGCCTACTTCCGGTACAGCCGAGTTTAACTTAGACCTCAATAACCTCATCGAAGAGGCGTTTGAGCGGTGCGGTGCCGAGTTACGTACTGGATACAACTGGCGCACTGCAAGGCGGTCGCTAAACTTAATGTCTATTGAGTGGGCTAACCGGGGGCTTAACCTCTGGACGGTGGAGCAGGGGTCGTTTCCGTTGACAACGGGGCAGGCTATTTACCCAATCCCAACTGACACAATCGATCTGTTGGATCACGTGATCCGCACACAGCCTACGACGCTGGATCAGATTGACATCAACATCAGCCGGATTGCCGAGCCGACCTACTCATCGATACCCAACAAGTTGGCACAAGGACGCCCAATTCAGGTGTGGTTCAACCGCCAAACCGGGGCTGAGTACACGACGACGGTTACTTTGGCGCAGAACATTGACTCGGTGGTAACGACTATACCACTCAGTACTACAGTTGGGCTTCCGGCAGCGGGCTTCATCAAGCTCGATAACGAGACTATTAGCTACCCTAACATCA